GATGCCGCCTGCCGATGCGGAGGTGGTTGGGATCGTCGCAGAGAAGCTATAGGTTCGGCCAGCAGCCACGTTGACCGACAAGCCGGTGATGTTGGTGAGGGTGGTCGAGGACGTGACGGAGAAGTCGGACGTGACGCGGGCTTGGCCGCCCCAATGAAGGTAGCAGCCGGTTAGCGTTCCTGCTGTGCCGTTGTTGATTTCAAGGATACCGGCAGCGTTGCGCGCTAGGCCGGTATCAGAAGTAGTTGTGGCGTCCGTGGTACTCGTAGTCCACCGAAACACTAAACCGCTTGCAAGCGAAAGCGCGGTGGATGTAAAGTTTCCTAAGACGTTTGAACCAGTTTCCGGAAGGAATTGGATAGGACCTTGCGTATTAGTAAGTCCGAAGCCATTTCTACGGTTTGTTATTGCGCTTGTGCTTCCAACGTACTCAAATGCCGCTACAGAAGTCCCGCTGAATTGTACGTTCACGCTTGCGTAGCTGGTTGCGTCAGTGAAGTTCAAATAGAATAGCGGATTTCCTGCCGTAAATTTGAGAGAACTTCCGACAAAATCGATTGGACGTAGAGCACCCGTACCCGTAGCTTGTGCGCCAATGGTCAACGTGTTAGCAGTCGTCGTCCAATCGAACACCCCGCGCTCGTAGTTCGAGGCATCGGTGTAGGTGTTGTAGACGCGGAGGGTTTGAGCGTTGGTGCCGTTGCGTTGAGCAACAATGTAATCTGCATCGCGATAGAGCCTAGTTGTGACTGACGCTACTGCGGTCTGTCCGACATCGGCGCTATACCAACCAAAGAAACCACCAGCGGTCGCTGAGAACCCTGTGGTTGATGGCGCACCAAAGAACAGAGCGTTTTCGTAGGTGCCTGTTTGGCCAAAACGGAGAATCGGATTTCCAGTGCCTACGCCTATTTTTAGGTAGTTAATGTTAGGCTCAAAGCTGAAATAGCTTTCAGCATCGTATTGAAAATCAAACAAAAATGAACCAGTAGCACTCGCCGTGTTCGTTACGCTGAACAACAGGCCGGTGAACGCAACACCAGCCGCGTTCCAAGTCTGCGACAGATTGAGAATTGGATTGCTTGTGGTGACGGTCGCGCCGCCAAAGGTCAGGGTTTTATTAACATAATCATAACCGGGAACAATATCTTCCGACAGTGCAGAAACCGCAACCAACGCTGCGCTCGTCGCGCTGATAGGTGTGGCGACGCCAGCGGATGAGAACAGTGCGCCGCGAGAAAGGGTAGTGCCGGAAGATGTATAGGTTCCACGACCAACTTCCCAAGCCGACCCGTCGAGGATCGAGTACGAAACAACATCTGCGTCTTGAACACCGGCGGTGGCAAAGTCTTGAAACCCACTGGCAGCAGAGGCAAGAGTTATCGTCCCTGTTCCAGGCGTACCCGAAACGGTCATCTTTGCCATATCATAAAGTTTAGCCATGATCGCTAATCCTTATTTGATGCCAATGCTGTCCATGAAATCCTTTCGCTTCTTAATCATTTCCTCCAACTCGGCCTTGCGCTGGGTCAGGCTTCGTTCAATATCGTCGAGTTGTTTCTGCTTATCCTGCGTAGCTTTTGCAATCTTGGACTCTCTATCGTTAATCCATTCGGCAATCTCAGCCTGGATTTTCTGAAACTCTACGTTTTTAAGGTCCATCGTGGCCTTGAGCTTTTCTTCCTCGTCCCGCATTTCTGTCAGGCGAGCATTGGCCTCGTTGCAGGCGCGTTTGATTGAAACCGCCGGGGCAAGAAGCTCCCCGAGTTTGAAGAAACTCCCGAACATCTTGGCGAAGCGCTTCGCATCGTCAATGATTTGCTGCTCGTTGGAAATTTCTTCCTCAGTGTAAGGCTTGCTCATAGATGCTGAGTCCTCATGACTATTGTAATCGTGACACTGGTGGTGCCGTCCCCTCCGGAGACTCGCGGGCGAACATAGCGGCTGATTTCAGTGACTTGCGCAAGGCCTGTGGCGGTGAAAGAGATTGCAACAGAAAATGGGTCTTTGAGCGTGTGCCAATTCGTACCGTCGTTGCTGCCCTCGATAACAACAGTTCCGCCAGCGCCGAAGGTGCCCTCGACTTGCACCGATCGGTCAGACCAGCCAATGCCGGGAAGTGGGTTGCCGCTATCACTGCCGGTGAAGGTCAGCGTCGGCCACCTGTAGACGATGGTGGGATCACCTAGGACTTTCTGTCCATCATCAACAAGGGTGTACGGAATAACCGCCATAGATCACCTAGAATTGTGTGTAGTGGATAATCACCACGGTTGGGCCGGTGCCGGTTGATGTGAGACAGACATCAATCGGAACGCCAGAGGCATTGACGGACGGGACTGGAATTGATGCGTAATCGCCACGGTCGGCAAGAAGGCCGTTGATGGGAAGGCTGATTGTGGGGATGATGGTCGCTGTGCCTGTGCCGCAGTTTGTGCCTGTGCCATAAGACAGCGTGGCGGTCGATGTAGCGGCGCCGCTGTTGTAGACGAAGCCGCAGATGGAGATGCTTTGACCGGAGACGCCAGATATGATTTTGGTTATTGCTGTGGCACCCTGACTCACAGCAAACATCTTGTTGCAGATGACGGGCTGGGCGCCACCTTGAGCAGCTGCTGGCACCGACGCCAACAGAATGAGAGTCAATGCCAGCAGCAGCTTTTTCATGGCTTACCTCGTTCGATACCAAGTTGTAGTCGGTAGGTCGTACATGAACTCGACCGATGTAACCGCAGAAAGGGTCTGCGAGTTATACGTCGCGTTCAGTGTCGAACCCGCCGGAGCGGTGACTGTGACCATTGTGGTCAAGGTCGTGTCCGTTCCGATGGTAACTACTTGGCCGTCACCGGCAGGCGTTGGCAAGGTCACTCCCCACGTGGTTGGCGCAGTGCCATGCCACATGAGGGCTGACTGATCGGCGGTCATTGTGGTCGTGGCTGCGCCGGAGCCAGAGACAATATCGAGAGACCGACTGTTTCTGACTACGTTCACACCCACGAAGGCGCTGATACCACCAACGCCTTCTTGGACCTCAAGAACCTCCGTCCCCGCCAGGGTGTTGATCCCTATGAAGCGGTTTTCGTTTGCCATTAGTTTGCCACCGTAATGCCAGATGGGTATCCGCCCACAGTTGCATTACCGGTTCCCTGGTACATCTGATCGACGCGGTCGAGAACGACCGTGGCAAGCAGAGCGCCTGCGGTATGTGTGCCAGCACTGACGTAGCCAATACGAAGGAACCGCGGAACGCCAACACCTGCTGGCGGGCGCGGGAGGCTCATATCGTACAACCGTGCGCCAGTGACAAGCGTTGCCTCGGCGTAGGTCGGGCTGACCCACCAATCGGCGTAGGAGCCTGGAGCCCCTGAGCCGTTATCCGGTGCGCCTTGAAGCTTGACGATCAGGCTGGTTCCGCCAGTGATGGCGGTGACAACTTGGATCAGCATCTTAAGCGACGGATCGTCACCGATGCCCATATCACGGGCGCCTTGCAGATTGGCCAGAACCGGGATACCGGCCATGTGCAAGTCGATGATGTTGGTGCTGTTCTGAGTACCGGTTGTAGGCAGGTCGTAGTTGGTGCCGCTCACTGCGATACCAGTCGTCCCACCTGTGAAGAGGAGTTGTCCATCAAGGATCATTTTAGACCACCCTTGCTTCGTTGTTGAGGATCGCGTCACAGGTGCGAACCGGGATGCCACGGAAGGTCGTGACGGGTTTGCCATCGAACTCCTCGATGCGGAGGAGCACGTTGGTTTTGTTCATCGCCTGGAGGTCGAGATAGGTACGGATCACGCGATTGCAGTAGATAACCGTGCGGCCCATGTTCGCTCGGACCTCGGGCGTATCAGAGGTCTGGATCGTGCCAGCGGAGACCGGCTGCGTCGGCAAGCGGTACAGCGCGCGAACAATCAAATTGATGAGGTTCGCGGCGGAAACGCCAGTCAACTGCGTTACGTCGATGTTGGAGATGCGGGTCCAATAGCGCCAGTCCCTCATGACCAAACCGATTTCCCACTTGAAGTGGTCTCGATAGGCCTGATAGGTGTTGCCGGTCGAGTCTTGGACAGGCCATTCACCCATGTCCCGGTGTTGGAGGCCGGTGATCTTGCCCTTCGGGAAGGTTGCGTGGCAAGTGTCACTGCCCCACACGCCGAGCCAGATTGACGTGTTGGTTGAGCCCGTACCGCCTGCGTCGAGTACGTTTGCTGCGGTCTGCGAGGTCGCCGCGGTGATTGTTGAGTACCGAGGCGAGAAGCCAGTGAAGCGCTCGGGGTTGGTGTACTGGTTTCCGTAGATCAGGGTCGAGGCGACCTGTTGGGACATTCCTTCGAGGAAGGCCTTGACTTCTGACAGACGGA